AAGATGCTGTGACGCCACTGTGTATCGCGGCCAGGGCGGTGCTTGAGTGCATTCCTCCGCCCATCGGAACACCAAATGGGTTGAGACCCGCGGCGCCTTCACGGGCGAGGCCGCGCTCGATTGGTAGTGAGGCAGATCCTACTACGATAGGGCCCGCTGCATTCTCAAACGCATCTCGTTTCGTGTATGACGCGGCATATTTTGGAGTGCCCCCGGGCGGATCCGCCTTTGATCCGCTATAAGCCAAAGGTGCGAGCGATCCGCTTTTTAGCGAGAATCCTCTAAATACCGGTGGACCATAGAATCCAAACGGCAACAGTTCCGCCTCATAAGTGGCTTTAGCCATTACGACATAAATGAATTTTGATTTATTTGCATAGTTTCCGTGCTCAATATATCTTCTTTCGGTCTCATCCCATTCTCTTCTTGTGTCGCCAATTTTCTTAGCAATATAATTATCTGAATTAGGATTAAGATTACAGGAAGTGAATTTCTCTAATACTTTTGGAGAACGGTCATTGTCGCGGATATCTCTTACAACAACGGTAAATGATCCATAAGGATTAAAAGTATTCGTCGAGGCCTTGACATCTTGAATAGAAATTTTAATGTGCGTTTGTTCCCACTCTCCGCCACTCAAGGTCTTAAACTTGAAAAGCTTAGTCACATCATCGCCGCTGAGGCCGATCGGATCATAGAGGAGATCCTCCGCATAAGTTCTTGTATCCTGAGAGAAGACCCATCCGGTTTCAGCCCTAGTAGAGCTTTTACCAGTAAAATCAGATAAATCAGGAGTGCTTGACAAGTGAGTACCCTTGAGGCCGAGCAAGATACCATATTGGGCAGTGCCCGTAGCATAGGTAGAAAGATCATTTTCGTAAGTTTCGCCTAGCCAGTATGTTTTTCGCTCATCCGCGGTTGTATGTCCACTTTCAACTAGAGTTGGATTAGTATTAAGGACAGTTCTTGCGAATTTTGGACTAGACTCATCGAAATTAATGACAGTATTTTCTTTTACAATCCCAGAACTGTCGTAAACAACAACTCTGAATGAACGCTGAGAGGTCGATTCGACAAAGTAACTAGACGCTGCACCGATGTGGCTATCGATCGCCAGCGGCAACGCGGCGGTACCAGATATAGTGCCGGATAGAGCAATTGATCCTTCGTTAAGGTAGAATACTGCTGCCAAAGTACCGGTACGGTTGTTGATTCCATATCCAGCAGCGTTTTCGTCAAAAGATGCAGAGTCAATCACGAACAAGCCGTAAGCACCACCACTTGTTGATTCAGTTGTGGTTAAGGTTGCATCAGTCTTCCAGCCTGCCTCTCCAGCTGCGGAAGCTTCACCGTGTTGGTCGCCAAGAAGACGAACAATTGTGGCCGGCCCGTTATTTCGAAGCCAAGCTTGGGCCGCATATGCAGCATATGTCGGTGCCGTATAGTTCCCATCTCTCCAAACGTCTCCAGTCTTACCTCCGGGGATGGGGTTACCAAAAACTTCAACGAACTCAGAAAGAGACTCTACTTTGACCGGAACCATGCCGGGTCCTCTTTCCGTTCTTCCGATAATAACCGGTCCTACGGCCTCTGGGAGCCTAGGAAGTTGTGAGTTATCAATCTCATCGACGAAAACTCCCGGTGAAACAAACTTATATTTACTGACAGACATATTAAAAATCCCCTATGTTACGGCCCATCATATCGATGGAATACTTTGATTCTTCTTTTAGTAAGTAGTTATTTAAAAATGGAAAATCCCTTATTATGGTCTATATTCTCCCGAATCGCCAATGTGTTTGCGTTCATCTTCCAGTACTGCCCTCTCTCTCTGGAATTTAACGCCAACAGTGCTCTCGGTAATAACCATTTTTGGGGTAGTTTGATTAACATCTTCACCAATTAAATATCCTAGTACGTTGATGTCAACAGCTGTTTCAAAAACTCTTTCTTCATCACCTAACGAAGAAGCAGTTGTCTCGCCGGTAAAATCAGAATCGATAAAAGCCTCAAATTTGTGGCCATTTTTTTCAACTACAAAATAATTGATAGCACCAGTTCTTGTTATAAAAGGTGTAACTAACTGGTTTAACTGTTGTTGGTATTCTGTTTTCAAATGAATAGAATACGTAACTTGTACATAAGTCGGCATTGGGATGCGAATAACTTCCTGAATAACTTTTCCGGCGACTTCAGGAAAATTAATTTGTCCGCGGTTTCTTAAAGATTTTGCATTTGCAAAGTTAGAAGTCTTATCTTGCTTGAGTCTTCTAGAAACCACTATCGATCCGCCGTCTCCTTCTCTGGGAATATTTCCGAAAGCGCTTCCTTTATTAACAAAATCCTTTGTCATGGTTGTTCTTTCAACAGAAATTAAAGGCAATATTAGCGCGCCGGATGCATCTCGGATATCTTTATTATTTTTTATATGATGCGCTCGCTCTGCAGATTGCCAGATAACAGGGGTTTTGCGCCAACCTTTGTTAGTCATAGCATGCAAATTAAGATGATCGTTGATCCACTCATACACTGCTACGTCTATAGTTTCGATAGTTGACGGCTTAAACGGAATTTCTTTAGGTTCATTAAGTGGCATCGAAAAGTCCCTCTCTGGCTCGTATGCATTTGGCATTTATTTCATATCTATGTTCAATTTGCCCAAATAATTGTTTTGGCTCTTCTAGTGTACTAATTTCGTAGTATATTTTTCCATAAAGAACGAAATCACCCTCTCGCACGAAAAGATCTTGATCTTCTGTTAACCTTCTTTTGTGAAAATGTACAGAAATCGAAGCATTCTTATCCATACCCATATTTGAGGTCTCTGTGCGAATTCCATCCCAGTTTACAAGAGCGTATACTCTAATTGGTGGCAAAAAGCTCTTTTTTATTGCCTCTCCGTAGACCGGATGAAAATCAGTGTGATCTAAACTTATGGGATAATACAATATCTGCTGTCCTATTACCCTCTCTATAAGCTCGTCATTGACCTGTTTAACTAGGTCTCGTTCTTTTTTACCTACAAATAAAGGAGGTGGAGGATTGTCCGGTTGCGACCATTTATTTTTTTTAGCCATTCATAATTACCCCACATATACACCAGCTGGGGCATTTTGTAATAACTTGGAAGCAGAATCTGTTATAGCGGCGTCACGTTCAGCTAGTTTAGCATACGTAAGTTCATCCAACACATTCTTAAGTTCTTCTCTGAGAGATTCTTTTTCTTGATTTGCTTGTGAGAGAAGTTCTGAAGAATTCAACGTAACCGAATCCCCGGGGATCGGCACGGCGCCGAACTTTCCTCTGATCTGGCCCAGCATCTCTTTTGTCAAAGCCAGAGCGAATCTTCTGATCCACTGTTTACCAATACTGTTAATATTTTTAAACGGAATATTCGCAAACGGGAGCGTATTCATATTATTAATACCGTCAACGTTAGCAGTTCTATCAGATTCTTCTTCCCAGGCATCTGTTTGAATAGTAAACTGAACCCAGAATTTCTCGGGGCCGCCGCTAGAAGGTATTGGATTAATCCTTAATATATTATTTTTTAATTCAAAAGAATAATGAGAATTTCTTGTGTAAATGGCATCCTCGTAGGCCATGGCTTGCAATTTATTTTGCCAGGGCGGGATAACTTCAAATGTCGAATCATCGGCATACATGCCGTAAGTCGACAAGTTACCGACTGTATTTAAACCACCATAGTAGCCATAAAATCTCCACATAGAATGAGGAGTTTTATAAAAAATTCTTTTAATTGTAACTTTTTTATCACCAACAGAACCTGTAAAAGCGGATCCCATAGCGCCTCCGTCAATAGAAGCAGAATAGATGACAGCCTGCAGATCGTAGTCTTGAGTATCTGTAGAGGTCTCAAAAGACGCCGAATATTCGTTGGTTGTACCACCAACACCGATTTTTTCAGATATACCCTCTGAAGTTCTTTGAGTATACGAGAATCTAAATTTTGGATATTTTAAAGAAACGTTGCCGCCGTTTAAGCTAGAAGATAAAGGGCTCTCGGAAGAAGTTAATTTTCCATCTTGATCAAAAGTACCAGTGGTATTACCAAGAAGATCGGATAAAACATTTTTTGCCTGATGAATATTAACAATATAAGAATATTCCAAAACAGCCTCTTCATAAGCTGTATAAACATTACCAATGGTAAGTTCTATATCTAATACATCACCGCCAAGCTTTTTATACGTATAAGCAACTTGATCAGAAGCCCCGGAAATAAAAGACGTTTCAGTTAAATAAATTCCAAAAGCATAGTTTGAGCTATCTGCTGCAGTGTCGGTGCTACCAGTCGACGTAAGTGCGACGACACTGGTATCACTAGCGGGAGTTAATGTAGTAACAGCCATACATAAAGGTTCCTATAAATTATCACCTATAAATAGTAACCAACCAAACAAAAAAGCCCCGGTCTTTCGACCGGGGCCCCTTTATTAGCAAATTAATGCTTATTAGCCAAGAAGGTTCTTGACGACAACCAGACCATACATATCAGGTCTGACCATCTTCTTAGCGTAACGGGTCATGACACCCTTACGTGGCACGAAGTCTTCCGTACCAAAGATGGTAGGAGTGACCTGGAGCGGCACATAAGGTGCGTATACATAACCAGTCTCTAAGAAACTGCCTCCGTTACGTCCCACGAGAACAACGTTACGTGGGAAGTAGGGATCGACGTAAACGTCCCACTTCTTGCTTAGGTTACCAGCCTTAACGGCTCCGACGGTACCCTTATCGCCATCATGTACGACATTTGCACGGAACCCAGAGGTGAACTCTAGGATATTTGCAACCTCGGGGGAGACAACTACAAAGTTGGCGCCTCCTCGGAGCGTCTTACGATGAATTCTGGCAGACACGTCATTAATGGTTTCGACAAGAGTCTCATACCACTCAGAAACGTTACCAGTGAAGTCTGGCGGAGCAGTTCCACCATCTTCGGCAGCGCCGGATTCCCTATTAATAAAGGCTCCCGGCCGGCGGGACCAATAGAGCGTACCACCAGTAGCACCTCGGATGAGGTCCCCCAAGATTTCACGATCAATCTCAAGAGCAATTTGCTCAGAAAGAACGCTAGTAAGCTCAACCTCGGCGTCGAGGTTATGGTAGGCGTTGAGATCCTGACCTAACTCAGGAGTCCACTTAGCCTTGAGCTTCTTGGTTACCGCGGTAACGGCGATGCTGTCGACCTTAATGTCGATCTCAGGGATATCCCCAAGAGTGTCACTAAAGTTACCACTTACCGTAGTAGCATCAGACTCTAAGAGCCACTCTGCTGCACCAACCACTGCACCCAAAGCTTCATCAGAATTAGCGTTAAACTTATCGTTTGCGGCATAAGTGAATTGCTGGGTCATCGGAACGCCGCCGAGGGTACCGAGAGATTGAGAGAGAGTCGCGACAGTCGTCGACCCGGTAGCAGCGAATACTAATAGAATATTCTCGTTGGCACTATCATCACCAGTCTTAGCATCCTCGAACTGAGTCAATCGCTTGACCAGCGTACCACTAACTGAGTGAGTACCCAGAGAAATAGACATCAGATTAGCTTCATTCGGCTTGCCCAACTGTGTGAAGCATGACGAAGATACACTTGCAACAACAACAATTGAACCAGAAAGATCCGGATCATGCCGGCAAATCTTTTCTAGTTCATCCTGCGTGTTACAGATAGCGGTATCGGACGCCGGGGCGAACACAACCGCCGCCATCGAGGCATCACCTAGAGTACCTGAACCACGTACAAGGACCGTAAGCTGACGCGAACCGGCGGTTGAACCACCAATTCCTGAACCGCCTTGACCCATTGCACCAGTTACAGGTGAAGTGTAGCCCTGGTTGAGAGCGTAGAAGCTCGACTCGGCGTTTTCGACAGCAGTGCCACCTAAGTCAACGCCACCAGTCAACTGACGACCAACCACGCCACCGCCGTAGATAGAATCTGCTGCGGTGTAGGCCAATCTAGAGTCAGTGTGCTGGAAATCCATGAAGAAGATGAGGCCCGAGGGCAAGCTCATCGGCTGCACAGATACCAAATCATTGGCAATAAGTCCACCGAATACACGACGGACGATTGGGAAGGCAACGGATGCAAAACCCTCTACATCACCACCAGCCATAGTTGATGCTTCCTTGAGAAGCTGGGCTGCTTGGTTTTCTAGAAGTCTAGCCATACCATTCTTACTTTGTTCGTTACCGAGTCCCTCCAAGAGTCCAGTGCGTTCCCACTTAGAAAGTAGCGCGCTACCCTCTCGCTGGAGACTTCGGTTAACAATGCCTTCAGTAAGCTTTTCTAAAACAGACATTTTTTATATTCCTCCTTAATTGAATAATTGAATTAATGTTTAATTCCTGCTAGAATTTTCCAACGATCTAACGTTGGAGCATTGTTCGATGCCTTTCTTTCTTGTTGATTTCTAGGCATCATGGTTGAAGAGGGCCTGTTGACTACTTCGCTCAGTGATTTCGGTTGTGATTTGCCACCAGCAACTCCCACTGTGCTTTGAAGGGTTTCAAAAATTGTTTTAGCCTCTTCAGGGGACTCAGATTTCGAAATAGCTTCAGCAATTCTAGTTTTCTGCCGCTCATTCAGGGAGGCACTAACCAAAATCTGATTCGTATATAATAGTTTTGCGTTCATAAGATTAGAATTTTCTAAATGCTCCGCAAGCCTATTTAATGTTTCTTTTAATTGTGTATTTTCTTTTTGAAGTTCTGCTGCAGCGGATCTCACCGCTTCCATTTCTTCTGAAACTTCATCGTCTTGTTCATTCGCCAAGGCAACTTCATCGTTTAATTCTTCGATCCCGCGTGGAGTGCCGGCGGGGCCATACCCAGTATCTTTTCTAGGTAAATCGACCGTTAGAGCTTCGGAAACTGCAGAAGCCAATTCTTCTAATTCCTCTTCATTAAGGCTCACTTCTTCGTTCTCTTCTACAATTTCTTTTAATATTTCTTCGTTTATATCTAAATTATCTTCTTTCTGTTCCATCATCATAGACATAGCAGTTTCCTCGTGTGAGGGTCCGGGCATATCTGACATTAGGCCTGGATCGGCAGCATCTTGGGTAGCCATAAGTTGGTCTAAATCGATAACAACTACCTGCTCATCGTCCGGGCAAGGGCAAAGCTTGTCTCCGGCGGTTGCAGCCAAAGGTACTTGATCTGTCATACTTTGATCTAAGGGGTTACCGGCTGCAGCGGGTTCCATTCCACCGGCCATCATTGGCTCTTCCCCAGGCATGCCCATCATCTCCGGGCTAACCTGTTCCTCTAAGAGCCCATTAACTACTTCTTTAAGCTCATCAGAATATTTATCAATAATTGCTGATTCGGCATTTTTTAAAGCCGCTTCTCTAAGCGCTTCGGCATCAATAATCGCCTGTTCTAACATCGAAGACATGTGGTAACTCCTAAAAAACTTTTAACCAATAATAAGTAGTCATTATTTTTGATAAATTCCCTTTTAAAAATTACTTTGATAATATCCAGACTATACAAGCCTTTTTATGTTGTGCCTTCTATGTTCCGTCGAGAGTCGTCAACCCTGAACCAGTCAGTGCATACATATTCGTGGTCTCAATACTCGTCAGCTCAGCTATCACCTCGTAAGAGCCATTGTTTGCGCCAGACGCGTTTGATATATAAATCTCTTTGCACTTAACATTAAGAGTAATAGAATCTTTGGCATCAGTTAACGTGATGAAGTGTCGCCCGGTTATAACTTGGGCGCCTCCATCCGAAGAGGTAGAATTAAAATGAATT